CTGGGACTTCGAGCTGTCGAAGATCAAGGCAGACATGGTGAAGTACGAGCTTCTGATCGTTCCCCGCGATGAGGACGAGCATGACGAAGCTGCGATGGAGAAAGCCTGGAAAGCTGTGGAGAAGGCTGGTTTCGATCTGAACCGGATCGTGACTGGTGGTGATCCGTTCAGCGAGGCTTAATCGTGTCAGACTTTTCCATCCCTTTTGGCAGGGAGCAAGACAGAGGTTATCGTCGCGGGTTTGATCAAGGCATTTATGAAACCTTGATCATGCTCGGCCTTGACGATGACACTTTGCAAGATCTTGCGTGGAAAAAGAAGATTGCCAAGTGGCGTCATTCTTCTCCGGGTGAAACATTTATGAGCAACCTGCCACCCCAGCCTGACGACAAAGAAACGGAACAGGCCCGAGCCGCCATAAAAAGGCGACTTGCGTGACCTTGGAGCGGGGGCCTTGCGCCCCCTTTCTTTGCATGTAAATTAGTCTCGGGTAGATGCGTCTATGGAACCACCCAAGACAGTTACAACATTCATGGAGGATGGGTGCGTCTCCGTGACTGTTGGTCATCTGACTGGGGTGGTTTCTAGCGCCCACCTTGTAGAGCCCAAGGAAAATCAACTGCGTCAACGTTGGCTGCAGGAAAACGCCATCAATGACGATTGATCCACAAGACGCCTTAGCTTCACTGCGCCAATGGCAGTTGGAGCAAGACAACTCAGGCCGATTCCGTGTTTACAGGGATCAACATGGGCAGATTTATCACTCTGTCACCCATATTCTGAAGAACACAGCCCCTCAATCACAGAAGGATGCTCTGGAGCGCTGGTCACAACGTGCTGGCAGTGGTTTGGAGCGTGACCTTGCTTGTGACCGTGGCACCGTTGCTCATGAGCATTGCGAGTATGTACTCAAGACCGCAGCCAAGCTGGCTCGACAGAGCGCTAACAAGAAGGGTTCATGGAAGGTCTGGGATGATGGATTGGCTCGCCCTCCAAAGGCAGTTACCAACTGGGCACTCAAGAAAGCGGAAGAGGGATCACCGAAAGTACCGTGGCCAGCCCGTGAGTACGCCAGAGGTTTATCCGACTGGTTGGTGAGTGGAAGCGTAACGGCCATTCATGCGTCGGAGTTCAGTGTCAGCAGTGACGAAGGGTTTGCTGGAACGGCAGACGCCTTAATCGACACGCCATTGGGTCTGACGATCTGTGATTTCAAGACGACCAGCCGAGAGACTGACAAGCCAGAGGCATGGCTGAAAGATCATCAGGATCAACTTGGCGCTTACAGCCTGGCGTTACGAGAACGAGCTGGGATCCGAGTTAGTGCTGGAGCGGTAGTGATTGCGAAGCCAAACGGCAATGTCCAGCTGAGGATGCTGTCGGAATTGGAGATGAGAGGTTGTGAGGCTCGATGGACGGAGCGGAACAACTTGTATAAGGAGATGTTGTTGAGCGGAGAGGTTATGTAGTGGAGGAAGCGTTAGAGCTTATATATCGGGGTCAATGCAACGTAGCTGTGAAAGCAAAAGAGATAGGCGTCTCAACTGAAGAGCTGAAACGCCTGTTTCGGGATTATGCCGTCCAGCGCCCTATCGATGAGGATGTTTGGCGCGGAGACGTTGAGTTAGGATGGCCCTGGGCTTAGCCTTTATATGACTGATTATGTGAGTCATATTTTTTTCGTAGATACATGGGCATTTGATGCTCCATGTTGTTCTTTTTAAGGTTACGAATCAGGATCCCCCACTGATTGCGAAATTCACCAGTAACGCTTCTGTATCTATCTGCCAGATAAATACTTTTTGCAACCTCAGTAGTAATACCAAACTGAGTGGGAAGTGTGACGTGTAAAAAACGCTCTAACGATAAGTAATTTGGGTTGCGACCTTTTTCCTTACGATTATTTTGACGCCAGCGTGGATACCACCGAAACACCTGGTGCATTAACTCGTCAACCTCTTTGAATGAGAGGCGACGAGAATCCTGCTGACGTTTTGGCGGTGATTTGAGCTTGGGGTCTTTCCAGTTGATGTCTTCAGCAGGACCGGGTTCAAGGACTGTGATCTTGCCTTCGATTGTCAACGGAGTGTTTTTGGGGATCTCAACGACCTCCGTCTGAGGCTTTGGGGACTCTTTCGAGACCTCCTCTGCCTGAGCAGCCTTAGCGTGAACAGCGCGAAGTTGTGGAACGGTGAGAACCTGTGCGCTTTTAATCGCTTCGATATGAGAGCGATGGAGGTGGACATGAAGGTGCGTTTCTACGCCATCACGATCCATTTTGAAGTTGACAACGTAAGAGCTGTCTTCTCCACCAGTGGGCATGATGCCAATCATTTCAGCATCATCGATAACGAGAGTTTGCTCGTTGCGTGTGATTGTTTTTGATTCAAACATCGTTTGAAGTGATGATCAGTTAGTTGGTTGATTGACCAATTAGAGATCTGGGAAAACGTCTTTGGGGTTCATCGTGTCTCGTCGTTTGATGAAACGTCGAGCCTCTTGAGCCTTTCCTTTTTCCCAGCTTGAGACAGATTGTCCAGGCTTGGGGCCATTTCTGGGAAGTTTAGTCACCTTGTATTCGGTGGCTGGTTTCCAGTCTTGCTTCTTTTTACGGGGCATCAATACACTCCTCCATTGCACGGCGTTCGTAATAACGCTTTAGCCGTAGGCAATCATTGGCGCGGACGAAGTCACCCTGCTCTTCAAAGATGACTGCCCTAGCCGCCTCATAGCGGATGGCGTTAGGCAGAAGATCTGTTGGAACGCGGGAACCTTCAGGGGAATACTTGTTGCCATTGAGGATACTGCTCATGAGTTGTACTTCTGGTTGTAGGCGTCAGTGTGCATTTCATCCAAGGTGACGGGAGGCTCGCCACCGGAGTTATCCCAAAGGTGTTGGGGCGTTGGGTCAAAGTCAAGTTCATTTTCAAGGTTAGGAATGATCAAGTCTTCGAGAAGGTGTCGCATAGAGGAGGTGAGATGTTGATCCATCAGATGGCGTTTGTCTTCGCGGTCAATGATGGCTTTGAGGTCTTGAACGATGAGTTCAATTTCAGCGTGTTCGTTTACCATTCGACTTCGTTGATGAGTTGGTTGAGTGTTTTAAGGGATTGAAGGCTGGAGAGCTGGCGTTGACCGTCGCTGAGACCCTTCTGTAAGGCCTCAGGATCAGCGGTACGAACAACCTGCTCCATCTCTTGCTGAACGAGCTTGAAGCAAAGCTCAATACGCTCTTCGGGGTTGTAGCTGAGGTGGCTTGACGCTCTGGACTTCTGCCCACCGAGGATGAGACAGAGCAGTTGATTGATGGAGCGGGTGCAGTCTTGGCGGGAAATCATTTGAGGTTGCGGTTGCGTTCAGCAGCGTCAGGGATCGAGTCCAGGTAATCCTGGAACTCGGCCTGACGTTCTCGTTCTTCGATCTCTTCGTCTGACAAGGGCGGCCAAGGCTCTTGATATTCGGACGGCAGCAGATCGTCGATGTTGTCGTAGCGGATGGTCATTTGGTTTCCTCCTTGGAGTTGAGTTCTTCCCACTTGGACTTGAGTTCGTCGTATTGAGTGCCAATGGCATCTACAGCCTGATCAAAGGATTCTTTGGAGATGCCTGCAGACGTGTTGATGGTGGCGGCTGCTTCTGCTTTCTGGAACGCCAGCTGCTTGAGCATGTTGGCCACTTCCATCTGAGAATCAACCATCAGCTCAGGATGAATGCCATAGATCTTCTCCATGGAAGAGTCTTCGCCCTCTGTGCAGACTTGCCACTCGCTTCGGCAGTCTTCAATTTTTTGAGCACAACAGTAGAAGGCAAAAGCCTTCCGCATCATGGCGTCAGCATCACGGGTGAATTGTTGGAACGCCTCGCGATGCTTGTCACGGGTCTGTTCGAGCTTCTTGCGTTCAGGTTGTTCCTGAAGCCAGTTGTAATAGTCAAGTGCCATTGGTTTGATGATGATTGGAGCGGTGTGAGACAAACGTCTCAGAACTTTTGAGACAGGCCACCCATGCGGGCGAGCCTTTCGTACTCACGGACAAGACGGGCATAATCCTGAACGTTGCCATCGGTATAGGCGTCGATCAGGAGTTGCCGGGTCATCCGCATCAAAGCGTCCCGATCCTCAAAACTGATCATTGGAACGGGAGTCGCTTCGATGGTGTGGTCTTCGACTTCACGCATTTGGTCTGCCTCATCCACGTCGCGGTAAGCAGTGGCACGAGACAGACCGTATTTACGTTGGAGCGTTGCAGCCACATCGGCTTTCTGGAGGCCCATGTCCAGGAGCTTTTTAGCGTGCTCCTGGTGGACCTCCTTTACTTCTGCGGTCCGCTTCATGCCTCGACGCTGTCCGCTTTGCGGATGTGATCGGTGAGGGCCTGCATAAAACGTTCTTGCTGTTCACGGTCGCAGTGAGTCAGATACAAAGCAACAGCGTCATTCATGGCTTCGCTGCCCACGTAAACGTGAATTTGATTGCCTGAGGTTTCTTGAGCCGTAAAAAGCCCGTAGGTGATGCAGACCTGTGACACGTCTTCAACTGTGTAGCTGACAAGGTTGGTTCTTTTCATTGGTAGGTTTGTTGTTGTTGGAGCGGAGCAAGGGTTATCCCCTTGACTCTTGTACTACAATACAGACCATTCAAGGAAACTGCAAGCGGCCATTCATGACTGATCCGGCGCCTACAAAGACCATTCACTTCTGCCCGGATGAATGGATGCTCCTGCTCGAAGCTCTCCACTGTTACAAGGACACAAACGATGGTCGAAGGGTTGCCGGTCGTATCAACTGGATCCGATCCAAGCTCGTGGAATGTCACGGTGAAAATTGCTTGATCAAGCTCAGCGCATAAAAAAGGCCGCTCAGCGGCGGCCATTCATTGGAGCGGTGGATTTGATGCCGCATAGATTCACCACCAGTTGACGGTAGATTTCGCGGCCATTCATGGTCAGATCTTTAGGCTCACTCAGACAAGGACTGGGGCGGAACTGCATCCGCTCCAACTGCCCGAACTTGCTGTAGATCTCCCCCCACATTCCGTCATGCCAAAGCATGGCGAACATGTAGTGAGCTTCGCAGATGTCGAATCGGTCAAAGTACATAAGAAAAAAGCCCGCGATTAAGCGGGCTCCATGGTTTCTCTGTAGATGGTGCGCTCTTGACAGTAAAGGTCAACAGCAGCCCAGACCATCGCGTTCTTCAATTCGTCAACATCCTCTACATTTCTGCAGAGTTCTTGGAGCGTTAATTCATGGTCATTAAATAACCAATTCTCAATATCCGTTTGATGTTCATCGAAGAACGCAATCGTCTCGCGATAGTAAATGAAACCGGAGACGCCGGAGATGCAGCCATAGCTGGCCACATCCCGGACTTCCGACTCATCCGTAAAGCGAAACGCCAAAGCCGTCCGAAGCGGACAGTCAGACATCAGAGCCATCTCAGCGCACCACTCGAACGAATTCTTGAGTGCCTGAGTGGCTCTGGAACGTCGCAGTGTGAACCACAGCAACGCCGAAAGAACCTGCCGCGACCATTGCCGCGACAAACTGTAGAAATGAGTTCATTTGTTCCAGTAGTGGGTTGGTTCGTTGGTCTTGTTGGGAGCGCTCCTTGCGAGGCGCAAAAATGCGAAACATCGCTCTACACCTTGTGACAGTCGCCCGGAGGCTGTGCCGTTTGGTGCGGTTTGCTCCCTATGCAGTTTTCAAGGTGCGTCGACTAGGTCGACTCCCATATTGTAAGACATTAGATTGTCATCAGTAGAATCTGACACAATACGAAACAGTAACATTACTCATGTTACACAGTAGTAATATTAGCAATGCTAATCAATTACTACTTGACAAGTAATTGCTCCTGTGCTATATTATAAGAGTAGATAAAACTACACTACCAAATGAAACTATCCGAACAACTTAAAGAGCAATTTCTTCAAGTTGAATCTTCTTTAGAAATTTGTCAACAAATCTTGAACAAAAAATCTAAAGAAGAAGAAACAGAAGAATGGTTAGAAAACTGGAGCCGCTGGACCGACTGACACTCGGTCCTTTTTTTTTGGGCTACAAGGCGGGGGGCGGTGTTGCAAATTTTCTGACTGCTATCGCATCACCCACTACTTACACATATATCCGTACAACAGCATTCGTGTAATAAAAAAGCCCCCTAGGTGGGGGCAGGGGTCTGAAGTTGTGAGCGTGGGGATCAGTCGCCCTTGTCTTCGATCGAGATTTTTAGTTCAGGTGCTTGGATGTTGACTGTCTCAACGGATTCACCGATGACGCGTCCGATGGAATCGAGCACCTGGCTTGCGGTTTGCAGCTGCCCCTTCTTCAGGGCTTGATGGAACAGCTTGGTGCGCATGTGTTGAAGCCGCGCCAGCATGTTTTCGCGGTCAGCTTGCCAGTCTTCGTCAACGAGCTTTTTAACTTCTGCCCAGTCGCGCCAAGCAGTATTGATTGAGATCTGTTCTTTCTCCTTGTGTTCGTAGACAAGCGCACGAGCCGACAATCCGTCGAGCTGTCGTCGATAGAGCCGCCTGATGCGATCTTCTTTTGCTTGTGTGGTGCGATCCGTTAGAGGCTCAGGCATCAACCTATCGACCTTTTTTCAGATAATAACCTCCCACATTGCGTTGTGGCACGGCGGAAAGGGGGGGTAGGGGTTGAAAACCTGTGTAATGTAATAGGCATGAGCACAAAAGCAGAGCCCGTAAGCCTGAGATGGGCACAGGGCCAAGTTTTTTCAAGTGACAAGCGCTTCCGAGTCTTGGTTGCAGGTCGACGATTCGGCAAATCGTACTTGTCCTGCGTTGAATTGCTTCGTGGAGCGCTCAACCGTCCTGGTGAAACGTTTTTTTATTGTGCTCCGACGTATCGGATGGCCAAAGATATTGCGTGGAGGGCGTTAAAAAAGCTAGTTCCAAAGGTCTGGATCAAGACTAAAAACGAAACAGACCTCAGGATCGAGCTAATTAACGGTTCAACGATCGAACTGAAGGGCACTGAGAACGCAATGGCGTTGAGAGGCCGAAGTTTGTCGGGCGTAGTGCTAGATGAGGCGGCATTTATGGATTCAGAGGTCTGGTTTGAGGTGATCAGGCCTGCGTTAGCGGATAAGGAGGGTTGGGCGTTGTTTATTTCGACGCCAGACGGTACAGCTAGTTGGTTTTATGACTTGTGGTGCTATGTCCCAGAGGACGAAACCGGAGATTGGCAACGATGGTGCTATACGACGATTGAAGGAGGAAACGTCAGCAAGCATGAGGTCGAAGCAGCCCGCGCTCAACTTGATTCGCGCACGTTCCGCCAGGAATTCGAAGCGTCCTTCGAGAACCTGACTGGTTTGGTAGCCATCAGCTTTTCGGACGACAACATTTCAACGGATGCGAAGGATATTTCGATTCAACCGCTGCTGCTGGGCGTCGACTTCAACGTGGATCCGATGAGTGGCATCTGCGCAGTAAAGGACGGCGAGACGCTTTATGTGTTCGATGAAATCATGATGACGGGTGGAGCGACCACTTGGGATTTTGCGGAGGAAGTTACCCGTCGATATGGCGTGGATCGCAGAGTTATCGCGTGTCCTGACCCTACAGGCGGCGCCAGGAAGACTAGTGGTGTTGGCGTAACGGACCACGCAATCCTCAGGCGTAATGGCTTTACGGTTCAATCACCGCGATCACCGTGGAAGATCCGCGACAAGATCACAGCAGTCAACACTGGCCTAATGGATGCTTCTGGAGCGCGTCGGGTGAAGATCCATCCAAGGTGTAAGGAGTTGATCAAGTCGTTGCGGACGTTGACTTACGCGCCAGGAACGGGTTTGCCGAACAAAAATTTAGGAGTGGACCACGCCTTTGACGCTTTCGGATATTTGGTGCTGCAACAATTTAACCTTGCAAAGCCTGAAACTTTAGGGCCAACCAGTTACCGGCTTTACTAGGATGGCCAGGTAACTTTGCCAAAAGGCGAAGGACAAGTCTCTTGCAGCGGATCAGGAGCGAGGGATGCAGGTGCGTGAGCCGGTCCTAGTCCGCAATCATTTGAGTCGTTAGACTAGGTTTGTCGTCGCAATTTGCGTCATGCCTGGTCATTACGGAGCTGGTGGCAAGAAAAAGCCTGCTGGCAAGAAGAAAGGTATGAAGAAGGGCAGCAAGAAGATGCGGTGCAGCTGTGGCAAGTGAAAACGTCCCAGTAAACAAAGCGCTTTATGCTCGCGTAAAGGCTGAAGCCAAGCGCAAATTCGCGGTTTATCCGAGCGCGTATGCAAATGCGTGGCTGGTGCGCGAATATAAGAAGCGTGGTGGCACTTATCGGAAAGCAACCAGTGGCGGAACGAAAAAAACCACGAAAACCCGCAAAACCAAAAAAGCCAAGTAAGGGCCGTGGCGGCCTGGGCAGATGGTTTGACGAGAAATGGGTCGATATAAAGACCGGGAAGCCTTGTGGGCGCTCTAAAGGCGAAAAGCGGGACTATCCAGCGTGCCGACCGTCAAAACGGGTGTCATCCAAGACGCCCAAAACGACTGGTGAGATGAGCCCTTCGGAAAAAGCGCGATTTAAACGTGAAAAAACGGGTTCGAAGAAGATAAGCTATCAGCATAAACGTCGTAAGCCTAAAGGTAAAAAATAATGGCTCATACAATCCATCGTTACACCAACATTGTTGAGCACCGTCAATCAACCACGTTGACTGCAGTTGATGATACTTTTGCCATCCATGCAGGTTCCGGTCACTTCCTTTTTGCGGTCAAATCGCAAAACGCCGCTGATTTCAAGGTTTGCCTAGAAACCAGTTTTACTGGGACGGTATGGAAAAAACTAAACCCTAACGAAAACGGGGTTTTTCGCTGTTGCGACGATGATGATGATGATAACGGCACTCCTGAAAACATTCAAATTAACGCCGCTGGCGAATATGAATACACGTTTGCAAACGTGGTCTCGAACCATATTCGAGTGCGAATTCACTCGATTGCTTCTGGAACACCGAGCGTGCTGTGCAAGATAGGCGTGGTTTATCAGGGTTGACGAGTTAGAATCGAGTTATAGACCCTTCCTATGTCTAATCATGGCCATCCTTCGCGGAGAGCAGGGTGCCGTTCAGTTTGATGCTGCTGGTTCTTCCAACGCAACCATCGTTGGTACTCGCAGCTGGACGCTGAACATCACCAAAGACACGCTGGATGTTACCGACCACGGTGACACCACTCGTGCATTTGTCGGCAGCCTGATTTCAGGTTCTGGCACAGTTGAGCTGGTTTACGATCCAGACGCAACGGGTCAAGCAGCTTTTATTGAAGACGTAATTACGGCTTCGGACACTGCAGACGCCACGTTTGAGCTGTTTACAACCGGCACGACTTCTGGTTCTGACAGCGTGAGCTTTGCAGGCATCATCACCAGCATGGACATCAGCTCCACCGTGGGTGATCTGGTTGTTGCCACTTGCAACTTCGTCACCAGCGGCGCTATCACCTCTAACCTTCAATAAGGGTTAGGACGATGGCAGAGCGCAAAAAGCGTAAGCGTGGTCCCAACCTTAGTGTTGGCCGTGGCGAGAAGCTGCCTGCTAGTAAAGGTGCTGGCCTGACCGCTAAAGGTCGGGCTAAATACAACCGGGAGACGGGTTCTAATTTGAAACCGCCGGTCACAGGCAAGCCAAAGACAAAGGAAGAAGCTGCCCGTAAGCGTTCTTTCTGCGCTCGAAGCCGTAATTGGACAGGCGAACGGGGTAAAGCGGCTCGTCGTCGATGGGGCTGTTAGTAACTCAACTCTGAGGTGTCATGACTTACTCCGTTCCCGGTCTTGTTAGAACGCATCTTGTCAGCAGTTCCTACATGGGCACTGTTGACAGTCCGTTCGTGAGAACACGGGCCGTGATCGACCAGATGAAGGGCTGGGAGATCATGAAGGCCGTTACAAGCGGTACGGAGTATCTGCGTGAAAACTGCGAGACATTTCTGCCTCTAGAGCCCCGTGAGGATTACTCGGCGTACCTTTCACGGGTCAACCGCTCAGTTTTTACGCCTTATACGCAGCGGTTGCTTCGAGCGGCGGCAGGCTTAATTCTTCGCAAACCAATCAGCATTGAAGGCGACCCTTATTGGACAGAGGTCTTTAATAAGGACGTTGATGGATGTGGATCGGATTTAGATGAATACGCTCGACGACTCTTGATCTGTGCCCTGACGTATGGGCACTGTCACACGCTGGTTGATTTTCCTGCGCCTTCGGGCGCGAGAAGTCTTGCAGAGGAGCGTGCTCTTAATCGTCGGCCCTATTGGATTGAGGTGGATCCAACCAACGTCTACGGTTGGCGACTGGACCGCGAAGCCAATTACGGAAACCTTACACAAGTTCGGATTGGGGAAAAAGCCGTAGTTGCTGACGGCGAGTTTGGCGAAAAAGTTTATGACCAAGTCCGTGTCATCGAGCCAGGTCGTTATCGCGTCTTTAGGCAAGAAGAGCAAAAGGCGGAGATGCAAGGGCCGTTTCCATACCCCGCTTCGTTCGATCAATCCGACGCTGCAGCGGAGTACGAACTGGTTGAATCTGGCGATTTCTCACTTGGTCAGATTCCGTTGGTAACGATCTATGCAAATAAAACGGACACAATGACCAGTAAGCCACCGCTACTGGACATTGCTCATCTCAATCTGGCCCATTATCAGCGTCAAGCGGACCTTATCCACAGCCTCCACATCGCTTCGCAACCGATGCTCGTCCTTGAGGGCTGGGACGACCAAACGAAAGACATGGCTATCAGCGTTAATTACGCGATGGCGACCCAGCCGGGTAACAAGGTCTATTACGTGGAGCCTGCGGCAAGCGCGTTTGAAGCGCAATCGGCGGAAATCCAGGAGTTACAGCAGCAAATGGCGACGTTGGGTATCAGCACGCTGAGCCAACAGAAATTTGTTGCTGAATCTGCGGATGCACGCCGTCTGGATCGAATTGACACCAACTCGATGTTGTCAATGGTGTCGATGGATCTGGAATCTGGCTTGCAGAAGGCTTACAACATGGCCGCTGATTATCTGGGTATCAAGCCACCCGAGGTGAAGATCAGTCGTGACTTTGACCTGCAACGTCTGATTGGCCAGGACATTGCAGCGATGGGTCAGCTGTTCGAAGATCAAGTGATCAGTCGTGAAGAGTTCCGCGACATGCTGGTTCAAGGTGAAATCCTGCCAACAGCTGCTGAGTCGCCAGATTCCGCACCAGAGTTACAGTAGGGCTAAATCGCTTTTTACAGCATGGCCAAGTCTCTCGACAAGGTATTGCAAGCTGATGGTTCCTATAAATGGGAGCTTGTTGATTCTTGGGATCCTGCTTCTGAAAAGAAAGCAGAAACCCCTGCAAAGCCTGCTGCTAAGCCCAAAGCAACCAGAAAAACAAAAGCTAGTAAAGTAGAAGAGTAAATTCACTTCTAATAATGGAAGAACAAGTCATCCAGGAGACGCCCGTGGCGTCACCTGAACAGCCTGTGGCTGCGACTGAAACTCCTGCTGTTGATGTTTCTGCTTACGAGCAGCAAATTCAAGCGCTTCAACAACGTGCTGCTGAGGCCGAGGAAAAATTCCAAGGCATCAAAGGCAAGCTTGACGACGTTTACAAAAAACAAGACGAGCAGCGGCGCAAAACACTAGAAGATCAAGGCCAGTGGAAGGACCTTTGGGAAGAGGCCAACAAAACGGCTCAAACCAAAGATCAACAGATCGCTGATTTGGAGCGACAGCTAGCGGATCTTCGTGCTTCCAACGAAACCGCTGCAATGAAGACTTCTGCGTTGTCTGCGATTAGCCAGGCTGGTGCGATCAACGCTGAGCAAATGTTGCAGCTTGTCCAGAGCAATCTGAAAAAAGCTGATGACGGCAGCGTCAAAGTTCTCAACGGTGGCGTCGAAGAAGACATCAATGTCTATCTCGGCAAGCTAAAAAATCCTGGCTCTGGTTATGAGCATCACTTCAAGCCAAGTGCTCAAGCTGGCATGGGTGCTAAGCCAACAACTGGAACTGCTGGTGCCGCAGGTATCGCTAATCCTTGGTTGGAAGGTAGTATTAACTTAACCAGGCAAATGGCCTTGGAAGCTACCGACCCTGACCTTGCAGCTGTGCTCAAGCGAGAGGCCGGTAAATAGTCCCTGTGGGACACCACCTCAAGTCTGTGACTTGAACCCCGCAAACCTCAATCCCGAATAAGAAATGGCTGCTCCATTTCAGAATTATTCCGGCGGTGTCCTTCTGGCGGACATCGTAAAAAGGAATAATCTCAGCACCTATGTGTCTGAGGCAATCAAAGAGCGTTCCATGCTGCTGAAGAGCGGCGCTGTGGTGCGTAATGCTCTTCTGGATGCACGCGAAGGCGGCACCCGGATTCAAGTTCCTGAGTTCAACCCCGTTGCACCGACCGAAGAAATCTTCGACGGCACCGCAACTTGGGGCACCAGTGGCGCTGGTTACCTGACCCCTCAAAAGGTTGGCACCGGAACCCAGATTGCATCCATCGTTCACCGCGGTTTCGCGTATGCCGTGGATGACGTTGCAGTTTTGGCTGCCGGTGAAGACCCGATGCTTCACATCCGCAACCAGCTGGCTGATGCCATTAACAAGCTGAATGCAACCCGTCTGTTCGAGCAACTGACTGGTCTGTTCCACACCGCTCTCAATTCTCACCGTCTTGAGAAGCAACTGGGTGGCTCCGGTTCTACCGCTGAAGCCAACTACCTGACTGCTTCTACGATGGCAGAAGCCCGCTCCTTGCTGGGTGAGCGTGGTGAAGAGCTGGACACTCTGATTGTCCACCCCTCCGTCGCTTACTACCTGTATCAGGTGGGAATGCTGACCTTCTCCACCTCTGCACTGTCTGCTTCTGGCGCAGTGACTTGGGGTGGCGGTGGCGTTGGTATCGGCGCTCGCGAGGTTGGTGAGTTTGCTGGTTGCCGAGTCATTGTTGACTCTCTGTGCAACATCAACGACCCGACCTCTTCTGGCAACCGCCAAGAGTTCCGTTGCTACCTCGTGAAGTCCGGCACCATCCTTGAGGGTGTGCAGCAGGATCTTCGCATTGAAGCTGACCGTAACGTGCTGTCCAAGCAGGACGTCCTGTCTGTGGACTACCACGGTGCTTATCACATCATGGGCACCAAGTGGACCTCCTCTTCTGACAACCCCACCAACGCAAACCTGCGTACTGGTAGCAACTGGGAAGCTACCTACGACATCGACCTCATCCCTGCGGTTGAGATCTTCGTCAACTCTCCTCTGGACAACGGCCTCAAGGCTTGATCCTGACGAGACAAATGGCCCTACCATTAGGTGGGGCCTTCTTCTTTCTGCGCTATGGCTGCCACGATCACCGCCACACTGAAGAGCGAGACAGCTAACAGCTATGTGACGCTGGCAGAGGCCGACGCATATTTTGAAACCGTCCCAAGCAGCACGCAGTGGGACAACAAGAGTGATGATGCGAAGAATCGAGCGCTGATCTCTGCAACGCGCTGGATCGACACGTTGAATTTTTATGGTGATCGTTGCGATGAAAGCCAAGCGTTGAGCTGGCCTCGCAACAACTATCACGTGGATCGTGTGGAGTTGGTTTGCACCAGCATTCCAAACGACATTAAATACGCTACTTATGAGTTAGCCAACGCACTGGCTAATGACACGGACTCGATTACAGGGACTACCGGCGATACGGGACTTTACGAGTCCGTCAAGCTTGGGGAGATGGAAGTCAAGTACAACACTTCTAGTCAGGCTACTGGAACTGTTAACAACGTATTCGACGTTTATCCTTGGCTTCAGTCTTATCTCGGGGCTTATTGTCTGGGCGGCAGTGGCTCGTATTCTCTCCGCGTTGTGAGGGGTTGAGATGGCAGGCGCACTCGACACGCTTTTCAAGAACGTTGCCAAGCAGGTCGTTGCTGACCTAGGCAAGTCGTTAGACACGACAATCACTTACACGCGCAAAGCTTCCGCCAGCTATGACCTTGCGACTGGTGCTGTAACGACGACTGACACAAGTTATTCGTTTGACGCTCCAATCGAATTCATCGCGTCTGACGAGGAGAGTGGTTTTCAGGAAAATACTGCTCGTATTTACATAACGCCTGATCAGATCGGCGACAATCAGGCGACACTGCAGGATGAGGTGTCACTGCAGTTTGCTGGGTCGGCAAGAGTAGCCAGGATTCAAGACATTCGGACATTTAGAGGCGATCAGGAGTACATGTATATTCTTCGGGTGGTGTTCTGATGACGCTTGTAAACGCTAGGGCGGCACTTGAGTCTGCAATTAACACTGCGGTAACGGATGCGGACGACACGGTTTCAGTGGTGTTCGACAACATGCCATTTACAACGCCTGGCAAAACAAAAAAGTACGTGATGGTGACGATCAACTTTGATCAGTCAACGATTCAGCCTCATGGTGCTGCTATTGATCAATACTCTGGAACGGTGCAATGTGGCATTTTTACGCCAAGAAACAAGGGCAGTGCTGCAGCGGCTGCGATTGCAGAATCAGTTATTGATGGCTTGACCTCTGTAAATGCTTCTGGCTACACGGACACCTATTCAGCAAAACCTCGTGTTGGGCAAGTTAGTGGTCCGACTGCAGTAGCCAACGAAAACGATAGTCATTTTGTCAGCGTGGTTAGCTGTCGATTTACTGCGGTTTAATGGCTAAGCCGATCACTGAGCTGACCAAGGATATTCGTAAGTTGATTGAGGATGGACGGGCAGCTGCTGGTCCAGAGATTGTTTTCAGCTTGCAAATGAAAGGCCCTTGGTGGACTGGAAATTTTGGCGAATTGTGGGCTCTTAATACTGTTCCAGTCAAGCCGGTAGTGGATATTGATCGCGACTGGCAAGATCCAAACATGCCTACTGCTCGAAACTTTTCAAGGCGTCCCGTCTTGAGAGTGCCAATCAACAGTCCTTTGTATATCGGCAACTTGGCTGACTATGCAGGATACGCCGTTAATAATCCACAAGCCAAGCTTCCAGACAACGAAGGAGTGCCTAAGACTTATGGTGAAACGAGGCCGCCGCAAAGAAGTACAGCCAAGCCAGGACCAAACTGGTACAAAATTTATACAGAGACAAGTAGAGATACAGGTTTGTTTCTTGACTTGGACATAGCTTTTCAGGGCGTTCGCCTGGGATAAGCTATATTGTGCTAGTTGACTGAGTTTTATGGCTGAACCACGCGCAATCGACAAGCTGTGTAAGGCGTTTAGCGTTGAGCAACGCAGCAGCTACACGATCAAAAGTGGCGAAGAAGTCATCCTTAAGCTGTATTGGAAGCCTTTGACGATTGCTGATCGTGATGCGATCAACAACTCATTGAAAGCATTGAACATTGGTGCGGCTGAGGACAATCTGGATTTTGCGATCCAAATGGTCATCCGCAAGGCAGAGGACGAGGCCGGCAATCGGATCTTTTCGGACGGCGACCGTGCCAAGATTCGCAACCGTCTACCTCTGAGCATTGTGTTGGACATCATGTCCAAGATGCAGAGCACGGATGAGGTGGAAGAAGCAGACGACCTTAAAAGCGAGGATTGATAAGGACCACTATCTGTTCCTGCAGTTCTTCATTGCTGAAAAGCTAGGCATGACGTTGGCTCAGCTTCGGGCCAGCATGTCAATGGAAGAGCTAGTTGCTTGGAGCGCCTACTGCTCGGTCAAGTCAGATCGAGAGCAGAAGGAGATGGAACGGAGTCGTCAGCAGGCTCAATATCGCCGTGTGCGCTAACCTGAAGGCAATGTCTTCGGGTTAGTCGTGGCTGCTGAGTACGAAGTCAATATCAAGATCAATACTAAGAAGGTTGAGACTGACCTTAACATTATTGACAGGAAGATAAAAAATCTTGGCAAGTCAACAACTTCTAAAGAAAAAAGCCTTGAAAGAATTGTAGATAAACGTGCTCGTTTGATGAATCGCATCAACGAGATGGAGGCCAAGGGCCTAAAGGTTGCCAAGCTTAGAGCCCAAATGGGCAAGGCAACTGAGCAACAGAGTCGCAGAGATCTTGCTAACGCTCAAAGAGAATATCGAATTCTAGAAAGAAGTATTCGTCTAGAACAGTCAAAGCTAAGAATTCTTCGATCGCAAAGAGAAGGTTTTCCCGCAAGCCCAATTCGTGGCATAAGGAGCATGATGGGCTCTCCAGCCCAGATTGCTGCGTCCGGCAGGCAAAGAGTGAGCCCTATTGGCGGCAGGATAGACATTGCTGGTTCTCCAGCTCAGATGCAGGCCATCAGGAAGTTAGAAATGGCAGAAATGCGAGCAGATAAAAATGCTCATTTTGCGGAACTAAAATTAATACAAAGAAGGCAAAAAGTAGAGCTAGACAATATAGACAAACTGTTAGCGGCTGATTTAAGGGCGCTTGCGAAGTTTGATAGGCAGCTTGAAGCGTCTGATAAGGCACGTCAAAGACGACTAGCGGGTGCTAATGCTGGCAGAGGTCAATTTGGGCCAGCAGCTCCTCCTGTGCAAGGTCCTCGTCAGTTTATGGCGTCGCCTGTTGGTGGAGCTATCAACATTCCAGGTTCTCCTGCGTTTTTGCGTAGACAGCAACGTATTAAAACGCTTGAGCAAGTTGGTCTTGGTGCTGGCTTCCCACTGTTGTTTGGCGGCGGAGCAGGCTCAGTGCTTGGTGGTGCAGCAGGCGGATTAACAGGATCTTTTGGAGCGCAAATTGCATTTAGCGCGATCGGCCAACAGGTCGATCAATTCGTCGCAAGCATGGTCAACGCAGGCAAAGCGCTTACTAGCGTTGGTGGTGCGGCTGACTTTATGGCTGAAAAGAGCTTGTTTAGCTCTGATGCAATGCAGTTTCGCATTGAAAAGCTAATTGAAGAAGGAAAGGTCACTGAAGCGGCTGCTTTGATGACCCAAGAAATGGCTAAGCAGGTCGGCGGCAGTGGCTTGAAAGCTTTGAAAGATCTTGGCACTGAAGCCAGCAAGATGGGCAAGATATTTGGAACGCTTTTGTTGCGTGTTCAGGCATTTATAGCTCAAGCTCTTACCCCTTTAATCAAGATCATCAATAGGGCTATTGGGGGTCTAACTGCTCAAAGCCAGCTTGATCAAATGATTGCAGAGGCTGGCAGCCCTGAGCGAGGCGCTGAAATTCTCGCGCGTTCAAGAGAGTTGAGAGGAGTCAGGAGAAGCGCAAGAACTGGTAAGGCAATGGGTTTGAACGCGCTAACGCCTGAAGTAATTCAAAAACTTCAAGAAGAGTATCCGGCACTTATTCCGGAAGGCGCTGCTATTGAGCCAACACAGCTGGAGCTGCTTAGAGCTGCAGACAAAGAGTCGGATAAAGGAACAAAAGAAGAAGAGCGGTTGTTAAAGCGATTGGCGAAGCTTGAGGAAGAGCGTCAAAAGATTCTTGAGATCTCTCGATTTAAGGATCAAATCGCAGCTGCCGAAGCTCTTGGCGACACTCAGCTGGTCATTCGCCTGCAAGGCGAGCAGAAGATGGCTGAAATTGAAGCCAGCCGTAAAACGGCGCTTATCGGCGTTACTGATCAGCGCGAGATAGAAGCTATCAATATCGTCAAAGCCACTGAAAAGTTGGCTGCTCAACGTGAAACTGAGCGTCAGATCACGGAAGAGCAACGCAAGCGTCAGGAGCTGTTTGACGATACTGTCGCAGATCTTGAGTATCAGCTTGCAATTAGCCAGGCCACAAGCGAAGCGGAAAGGGAGCGTCTTCGTATTGAGAAGAAGCTTCAGGAGCTAAGAGATGACGGAATGAAGGAGTCGCGAGTTGCTCAGATCGGTCAGCTGATGGAGCAAATATCTGCTGAAAACAGTCCTCTCAACAAGTTCATCAAGCAGTCGATCGAAAGCTTGAATGATCTTGAGACCCAAGCGGTGCAGATCTCTCAAGGTATCGGCAATGCAATCGGCAACTCCCTCACTAATGGACTGCAGAATCTGATCACTGGAGCGTCAAGCGTCAAAGAAGTTTTTGCGGACATGCTGCAGAGCATTGCTGATGTGTTGTTCAAGCAAGCTGCGCAGATGATTTCGACGTATATCGCGATTGGCATTGCTCGTGCGTTTGCTATGGGCATGGCCAGTAGTGGTAGCAGTACAACACCTCCTCAAACGCTTCCTGACGCATCTGTTCAAACTGGTTCTGGGTTAAATATCAATGGCGTTGATCAATTCATAGCTCCGCCAGCTATGGCTTCCGCAGGTGGGTATTTTGGTGGCCCAACTCGCGCTCTTGTCGGTGAAGGTGGCGAGCCGGAGTACGTTATTCCTCAGTCAAAAATGCGTGAAAGCATGGCGCGATACTCGCGTGGTGCTCGCGGCTCTGCTGTTATCCCTGAATCTGGGGGTTCTGGAACGTCAGGCGAAGGTGGCGGAACTGCTGTTGCCGCTCCAATCGACGTTCGCTTTAACGTAGAGCGGATCAACAATGTGGATTACGTTACGGCTGAGGAGTTCCAGCTCGGAATGCAGAAGGCTGCATCGCAGGGCGCACAACGCGGTCAGCAACTAGCGTTGACTCGTCTGCAGCAATCACCGAATACTCGTAGGAGGCTTGGCCTGTGACCACGATTGCAGTCGGCAACTACCTAAAGCTGTCGAACAAGGCTCAGACTGTCGTTTACCGCTTCCAGAATTTTCACATCGGTCAAAACGCTACATACGACGGGTTCACCTGGAGTTTCTTGCCGTTTGGATTTTCTGGCGTCAGCGTTAATCGAAGCGGTGACAACACATCTGCGAGCCTGGCGTTCCCGAATAATCAGTTGAGCAGGGCTTGGGGCGTAGACGCGGTTGACCAACGTTGGCTTGCGAACGTGCTGGTGATGAGCCTTGATCCTGACGATCGCACCGCTGGAACGTTGATGCACCAATACTTTGGTCAGGTTGCTGCTGGCAACTGGGACGAAACCAGTTTGCAGCTTGATTTGAACACGATCTTGGATGCTGTCGGTTCTGACGCTCCAATGCGTCGTCTGACGCAGAGCTTGATTGGCAACATCCCTGTCAGCAGCAATGTCCGACTGTCTTGATCTAATCGGGTTGCGCTACAAGCTTGGCGCTGACGGAAGCAACGGCGAAATCGACTGCATCCATCTTGTCTATGAAGTGCTGAGGCGTTGTGACATCCCGACGCCAGCGTTTAACCATGATTGGTACGAAGCCAGCACAACCAAGGTTTGCCGTGACCTATTGCGCTGGGGTTTCCGAGTAGATCAGCCCGCTTATGATGGAGACGTGCTTCTTCTCAAAGAAGATAACTGGACTTTTGCGGTCACATGGCAGACAGGAATCCTTTACGCCAACAGGCACCTGAGTTTTGTGACATGGGCCCCGGCATCAAACTTTACGAACTACCACTGCTTCCGTTCGAGAGGCAGTTAATTGAAACCCTTGACTGGAGCGAAGAGGAATACAGGCGGTTTGCATATTTGGCGGCTAAACGTGGTGCAATTCGACCTGCTGAGTATGCCCACATTCCAGATGTGCGAAATGGCGAGCCATTTACTACATCTCTGATTGTCAGCCTTGTTGTTGGTGCGTTATCAACAGCTGCTGCAGTGTTGCTGGCGCCTAAGCCCAAAGCTTTAAGTGGGCCAGACAACCGTGTAACTAGGCGCAGTCTTGGCGGCAGGGTCGGTCAGGATCGTTTTAGTCCGACTGTTGGCTTTGACACGCAGGCGGACATTGCAGATTACGCAAGCCCGATTCCGATCATTTTCGGCAGATACACCGGTTCTACCGGTGGTGTTGTTGCTTCTCCTCAGCTGGTTTGGTCCCGTGCGTTTTCGCTTGGAACGCAGCAAGCCGTAAAACAGCTGTTTGTTGTTGGAGAGCAGGGTCTTGGCGATGGAGTTGATCGCCCTGAGCTAAATGGCATCTTTTTGGGCAACACCCCGTTGGATGGCTCTCTTGCTCACATGTTTGCGTTCTACTGGAAGCGCAACAGCAATAGGTTCACTCGCATCAAGGCAACCAACTGGGCCTATGGATCAAGAGGCACTCGATCGTCTGGCGATATTGAAAACAACGATGATATTTTCCTTTGCCCTACCGGTAATGGCCTTGCTGATGCAGGTTTTTCTGCAGCGCATAGCCAGAGCGCAAACGTACAGTTCGGCTGCTATGGTGCAATCCCGAATGGAACGAATCATCGAGTCAACTGGAAAATTGTTTCTGTCCCGAAGTTAGAGGGACAAGAGGATGATCCTGGCAATCGCCTTACGACTGAACGGATCAAGATTGCAGGGGATTATGGCATTTCAAAAAAAGAAGAAGGTTTCAACAAACTTGTTAGAGCTGAAGGTCAAAAAGGTGTTGGAAGAAACTATGGCCGTCGAATGGGGATTACGAGTCTTAACGGAGTTGCTGTAAGCGATAGCGGCACAACACCTGTTGAAAGAAGAGAAGTTGCTGTAGGAGACACCGCAGTCTTCTCGATTGCTCCTGGAGAGCTGCCCAAAGACCTTTATCACTTGGGCAATGAAAGCACCTCTGTTGATGACATCAACTCTGCGATTTCGTCCTCACGCAGAGCGGCTGATGATTATCTGCAGCTTGGCGAAACTGTAATGATTGGCTTCACCGTTTGGGTGGTGCGGTCCAGGTCGCTCCCAGTGTGGAATGAAGGTGATCGACAGGACATCGTTTTGGAGTGCGTTGAAAGGCTTGAGCCTGGGCTTGCTGCTCAAATTGGTTTAATTAGTGAGCGAATGCTATATCGCGGTGTTTACAACGACGATAACGGCGAAACGAATGCAAGAGATGGATTGAACATGAATGCAGGGGCAGGATTTTATCCGCTAATGCGCGTAAACTTTGGCATTGTAAGAAACACCAGGGCATGTGAAGTAACGGAAATTGGCATCCGTTCGCAAGTCTGGAATCGAGCTAATGGTCTTTGCAACTTCGCGACTATCCCAAGCCCGAGAGAGCTGAAGAGAGCAGAAAAGGACAAGATCAGTTTTGATACAGGCACGATGAATACTTATATGAAACGGACTTCCGTTTTTACAATATTTTTGCGGCCTGCTGGAACAGATGCGAATGGCAATGAGTTTCCTTGGCAACCGCTTACTGAGCAGTTCTGCGTAACAGGAGAAACACCCCAAGATCAGTACAACTATATTCGCATCGGTCATCCTGAGCGCCGTCAGTACGAATACAGGTTTGTGCCCAAGAATGGTGCTGATATTACACAACGCACGCCAAAAGATAGGCGGTTCATTCGTTTGAGTGCGAAGACTAATCAGACAGTTGGCGGCAGGTTTGAAACAGCGTATGGACCGTTTCAGGTAAGTGCCGCTGGTGAGTACGTCACTGTTGGCGATATTACTTACAACCCTGAGATGGCTACAAATCCAGTCGTCAGGTCTGGCAGTTTGTCGTCAACAATTCCAGCTGCGATTGAAATTGAAACGCATCTGCCTGATTTAGATAACGAAGGCGCAAGAGCTAAGACTGTCGGCTGGTATAGCTGGCTTCCGGATGGCGTTGTGGGCGGTAGAAGAGGTGCAACACACTATGAGCTTTTTGGGCAGCCGGGCTTTATTGGAAACACTGCAAGCGCACAACGCACTGTAAATCTCGGTGATGGCCGTTCGATTACGATTAGATTTAATGGAATTGTTGATGATCAATATCCAGCGAATCATCCATTTTTTGCCAACTGGAAGCAATGGAGCTTTAGCAGTATCGAGGTTGTGTCAAGCACTGGCGGCTTCAATACGCAGCAAGTTTTTAATGTCAGCATTCCTGTCAGCTCAGGCAATGTAAGGGCGCAGCCTTATGGCCTGACAACCTGCGGCGTTCGGTTGATTGTGCTTTCAACTGATACTCAGTCTGAAATCAAAGGACGCGAAGCTGCTTGGGAGTACGAACTGCTGGGCAATCAAGAGCTGTATTCGTTTGGCGAGCAAAAAACTGCCACTTTTGACGTTGATAGCAGCTCAGGGGGATTTGCCAGAATTATTGCAACTGGAACGATTACTCCACGACCTGCAACTTCACCGCAATTCCCAGGTGTGACTAAGGCTTGGGACGTTGTTTATTCTGTCGATCCTTCGGAGACGTACGGCACTTGGGTGAATGGTGCGTTGATGGATAACAATGCAGTTGTTAGCGCAGGCAACCCATTCCGAGAGGTTGGCTCAACTGTTGGCATCGTATTGCGCGTGCTGTCTCTTCAGACTGTTACCTTGCCGCCTGGCTTTACTGGCGAGCGTATTTTTGAAACGAACAGTCAAGTCACTGATCTAAGTCTGTACGGTGATTTGTTGTCTAAGTCGAATGAATCAGCACCAGAGCATGAAATTACATACATCAACGAATCTGTTTCTAACGAGACATTGCCTCGCTATGAGAATCTGACTCTATGCGGTCTGGCTCTCAAATCTTCTCGTAGTTTTGCAAGCCTTGACCAGCTGCGTGTCTGGTTGGCTGATGGTATTTCAGTTAAGCGTTTCGCCGCTAGTGAGGCTGGAACGATTGGGCCCAGCAACAAGTTTGTCGATCTGGTTTATCACCTGTTGACTGACACAGTTGCTGGAGCGGGCAACGTAGTTTCCAGCGAGATGATTCGCACGGAAGACTTTGCCGCAACTTCTCAGTTCCTGGAGTCGAACAGATTGTTCTTTGATGGTGCGATTGCTGAGCCGACGAACATTCGTCAATTCATCTCTGACACTGCACCGTTCTTCCTGTGCAACTTTGTGATTAGCGATGGCAAGTTCAGCCTGGTGCCTGCCTTGCCGACTGACGTCAACGGCAATATCACTGGTCAGCCCTTGCCGATCCAACAGCTGTTCACTTCAGGCAACATCATCGAGGATTCTTTCAGCGTTGAATATCTCAGCTCCGAAGAGCGCAAGGACTTCCAAGCTGTGATGCGTTACCGGCAGGAGCGGCGCAACCAGTTGCCGGAAGAGAAGACGTTGGTGGTGCGATTCAACGAGGCTGGCAGCAATGCCTATCCGATTGAGTCGTTTGATATGACTCAATTCTGTACGAGCCGTGCTCACGCATTTTTGGTTGCCAAGTATTTCTTGAGCTTGCGGCGTCGTGTCACGCACACGGTGAAGTTTCGCACCAGTCCGTTTGGCATTTCTTTGGCACCAGGCAACTTCATTCGGGTTGTAACTGAGTCGAGCCCCTATCAAGCAGCAAGCAATGGCACGATCTCGTCTGATGGCACGATCGTCTCAGCGACAGATCTTGCTGATGGAACGTATTCCATTGTTTGTTATGGCGAGTTTGACGACGAGGTGACGGAAGAAACGTTGACTGTCGCAGGAGGCAAAGCAGTCGAAACCGACCTGTATAACAAGCTTTTCACGGTTATCAGCACTACCACTTCGAGTAACGTGTATATGGTCGAACAGCTCACGCTTGGCGAGGACGGGATGGTTGACGTTGTGGCAACAGAGTTCCCTGCCACCAGTGCATTGAATAGCCTGATGGCGTTAGATGTTCTTGATGACGCAGCGTTCACAACTGAGGGTTGATCATGGCTTTCCCTTCACTCACTCCAACCGGTCGTCAGTTTGACTCTGGCGACTATCCGATCAAGACGTTCAATGCGCAGTCAGGCGCTGAGGTGCGGATCCTTTACGGGAATCAACGCACCAAGATGAAGTTGAGCCTTAGCTTTGCGAACGTAACGGACGCGAATGCTGAGCTTTTCCTCGATCACTTTGACGAAGTGAAGGGCAGTTATTCGACATTTGATCTGCCGACTGCAGCCCTTGATGGATGGACTGGAACGGCTGATGCGCTGCAAGCATCTGGAACGAATGAGTGGAGATACGAGTCACCACCGCAGATCGCCAGCGTGCGTCCAGGACTTAGCACTGTTACAGTCAATCTGATTGGTGTGCTCTGATGGCAAAGGTCTACACCGGCAGAGATGGCGTAATGCAGCTTGCTGGGACGACCCTTGCCAAGGTCGTCAACTTTCAGCTGTCGGCAAATTTAGAAACGCTTGAAGTTACAACGCTGAGCGATAACATTCGCAGCTATACACCTGGAGTGTCTGGTTATAGCGGCAGTGCCACGTTGCTGTACTACAAGGATGACAGCAACAGCATTAACACAACCAACCTGCTGAACAAGCTCTACAAGACTGGTTCTACTGGTGTTAGCAGCACGGATACGGTTGAGCTGACCTTCCGTTGGGTTGATGGAACGGATAACAACGACATCAAGCTGACGGCTTATATCACCAGTGCGTCTATTGGAGCGACAACTGGCGATATTGTGCGAGCTGAGATTGCGTTCCAGGGAACTGGAGAGCTGTCTACCGTTACGATCTCATGAGTGTTTATCTTGGCACGTTTGGAGAGATCGAACTGCAACGGCAGTTTGATGGTGGTGAACTGAGGTCTACGATCAATCCGTCAGACGTTAATGCCACAGCCAAGCGTTTTAGCTTTGACTTTGAGCACGGCCAGCTAATTAGTGGCGATCAGATTGAGATTACGAGCACCGATGGAACGGCGCTTGATTTCATCGACAGCTACACAAAAACTAGCGTCAAGAAGTTTATTCACGTTGACGAGCTAGACGGCATCAGGCTTTACGACTCTTTTGCTAATGCAGTGAATGGTGGAACGGCAAACGCCACTACGCTTGCTACGCCTGGAAATGATCTGCCCATTCGAGTTCGCGTTGAGAATGCTAGTTACTTGGTGCTGGCGCAAGTCAACGGATTTGAGCTGAACACAGAACGTGAAACGGTAGACACGACTGCTCTGTCTGAGGAGTTTCGCAGCAGGATCAGCACCTTGATGTCTGGTTCAGGCCGGATGTCTTGTTTCTGGGAATATACAGGTAACACCAGCCAAGAGCTGCCAAATTATCTTGTCGAGTTGTCATTACGCACTCGGGTCGGCAGTCAATTTAAGGCTCGTTTTTATATCAAGCGCACAACTCACAATCCTGGTGGAGCAGCTGCTAACGATAACGACGAGGTTTTTTATGAGTTCACTGGAGTTTTGACTGGTTGCGCTGTTCAGTTCGCTCCAGACAACACGGTGCAGATCCAAGCAGATTTCATTAGCACTGGAACGATCCAGTTGCGGATGAACCTTGAGACGCCAGGCAAGCTGCTGCAGGAAACAACAGATGAACTGCTGTTAGAGCAGGGCGTAGCCGACGCAATCGCTCTGGAACACCAATGATTGCGCCTCTATGATGAACCCATCGTGGTTCATGCGTAGGGTTTCATGGCTGACCTTAAGATCAGTGCCCTTAACAGCCTCGCTGGGGCTGATCTGGTCGCAGCAGACGTTGTTGCCGTTGTTGACGACAGCGCCAGTGAAACTAAGAAGCTGACGGTCAGTGATCTGATCGCAAATGGCGTCACGATCATTTCTGACGCAACCATCCCCAGCGCAAAGATTCTGTTTTCGGCTGGGGCGATTGACACTGCAGAACTAGCGGCGTCTGCGGTTGAAACTGCGAAAATCAATGATTCGGCTGTGACGGCAGCCAAGTTGGCTGATAACTCCAGCGTCACGTTGGTTTCAACGCTGCCTGCATCTGGTGCGTTTACGGGTCAGATCGCGCTGGATACAGATGATGACAAGATCTATATCTGGGATGGGTCTGCCTGGGATTCAGTCAAAGGTGCTGGCTCGATCAACGTCGTTAATGGCAGCACGACTGGTGAGATCAACATCGTTGCTTCTACCAGCGGTGACACCGTAACGATTAGCGCAACGCTGGATAACACCACTGCAGCTGCGCAATTCCTTGGTGGTCCTACTGGTGCTGCTGGTGCGGTTGGTTATCGCGCATTGGTTGGATCGGATCTTCCGACTCCTACAACTTCAACGAAAGGCGGTGTGATCGTCAACGGTGAAGGTCTGCGGATGGACCTTGACACCATTGAGATTGCCAATGATGTCACTGCAAACAGCAGCACCTATCAGGCTGTTCAGTTCAACTCAAAGGGTCTGATTACTGCAGGTCGGGACATTACGGCTGCAGATCTGCCTGAAGCAACAGCTGGTGCGATTGGTGGTGTTAAGCCTGGCAGTGGCTTAACCATGGGCTCTGCTGGCGCCATCAATCACAGCAATGCGGTGACTGGTGCGACTAACACCAAGATCACATTTGATGCGCAGGGTCACGTCACTTCTGGTACGAGCCTGAGTGCTTCTGACATCCCGGACCTTGATACAGCGAAGGTCACTACGGGAACTTTCCCGACAGCGCGTATTGCTGACGATGCAGTCACCGCAGACAAGTTAGGCGATAAATCAACAGCAACCATTGCCGAGATCACGCCGACCACTGGCGACTTCATTGGTCAGCTGCATCTAAACAGCATCACCCGCGACCTGTTTTTGTATGACGGCAACGTTTGGCAGCCGATCGGCATCAGCGTTGGTGAGATTGTTCTTGCTGGAACGTATAACGCCAGTACCAACCTTGTTGCCACGGTAACTGCTGAAGGTACTGCTGTTGGTTACACCGTTGGTGCGGCACTGCCTGCAGCTTCTACTTCAAACAAGGGTCACTACGTCATTGTTAGTGAAGCAGGCACCGGCACATCACCTGCACCAACAGTCGCCTTAAATCCGCCTGACTTCCTGCTGTCTACTGGCACTGCATATACGGAAATTGACGTTTCAGACACGGTGACTGCGCAGCAGGCATCAAACATTGGATTCAGTCCTGCTGGAGGAGTCGCATCAACAAACGTCCAAGGTGCGATTGAAGAAGTTGATACTGAGAAGGCGCCAAAAGCCAGTCCGACATTTACCGGCACGGTTGCACTAGGCGAAGACGCCGTGATGACGTTTGAGGGTGCAACCTCTAACGACTTTGAAACCACGCTGACAGTTGTTGACCCAACGGCTGATCGGTCGTTGTCGTTGCCCAATGTCTCGGGAACCCTTGTTTCATCCGGAGATACGGGAACAGTCACCAGCACGATGATTCTCGATGGCACGATTGCCAACGCAGACATCAGCTCCAGTGCAGAGATTGCAGTTAGCAAGCTGGCGAACGGCACTGCACGTCAACTGCTGCAGACTGATGCTGCTGGAACGGGCGTTGAGTTCACCAGCAATGTCGATGTCCCTGGGACGTTGGATGTCACTGGAGCGGCAACGCTTGATTCAACGCTGGGCGTTGCTGGCGTTATCAGTGCAGACGGCAAGGTCAAGTTCCCTGCTGGCAGTGCATCCGCTCCAAGTTTCTATAGCGGCACCGATACGAACACTGGTCTGTACTTCAGTGCAGCTGATGAGGTTTCAATTACAACTGGCGGCACGCAGCGCGTTGTTGTTGATAGCTCGGGGCGCGTTGGCATCGGCAGCTCGTCTCCTTACAACATTCTGACTGGCAAAACACTAAGTATTGGTAATGGTTCAGACTCTTCCGAAATAACTCTTCTGTCAGGAACAGCGGGCAGCGGTGCTTTGTGGTTTGGTGACGCAACAAGTGGCGCTGGAAGTTACATAGGTTCCTTGGAATACAGCCACAATGGCGACTATATGCGCTTTGTCACTGGTGGCACAGAGCGACTCAGGATCGACGGCTCTGGGCGCATACTGATTGGCACCACAAATGCAGTTGCCTTTGGAAGTCGTCAAGTTTTAGCCGTTACTAACGGGACAACTGGCGGTGTTCTTTCTTTGTATAACAGCACGACTGCTACCGCTAATACACGGATTAGCTCTAATCCTACCGGCAGTGAGATTAACGATATTGGCATTCACGCAGCCAGTACAAATGGCAGCATTCAGTTTTACACAAACAACGACAGTGAGCGGATGCGCATCGACAGCTCGGGGCGCGTTGGTATAAATACAACTTCATTTGCAGATTCTGCAACAGCATTAGTAATTAAAAATAGTGCTTCGGGTAGTGAGCATACATTCTTAGATATTGTATGTGATACTAATGAATCCGCAAGAGTTCGTTTTAGCGAAGATGGTTCTACTTTTCCTGGGGAAATTAGATACAACGGCTTGGGTCATGATTTACTTTTTACAGTAAATTCAAGCGAGCGGATGCGAATCGACAGCTCGGGCCAGCTTTTGATGGGCTCAAGCTCTTCAACATTCAATGTTATTGCTAACCAATATAACGCAGCAGCATTGCACTTAAGTGGTGGTGGTAGTGGTTCAGCAAACATCCAAATTCATGGTGCAAATCACTCTTCGGCTGCAAAAACTATTACGTTTAGCACTAGCAGTACGGAGCGGATGCGTATTCACTCAGGTGGTTATGTATCGATTAACAGCACCTCAACTATTGGATCAGGCCAGGTTTCTTGGGCGTATAACGGTTTAAGCCAAAATGGTTTGGTACTTAAAAATACTTACGCTGGCAGTGCTTCTGCTGTTGTGTTTTACAGCTCCACTGAAGCTTTGGTCGGCAATATTGCTGTTACTACTTCATCAACTTCGTATAACACCTCATCTGACTACCGCCTAAAAGAAAACGTTGTTGACTTGTCTGGCGCTATTGATCGCGTCAAGCAACTTGCGCCAAAACGTTTCAACTTCATTGTTGACGCTGATAGAACTGTTGATGGCTTCCTTGCTCATGAGGCGCAAACTGTTGTACCAGAAGCAGTTACTGGTGCGCACAACGAAGTTGATGATGATGACAACCCCGTTTATCAAGGCATTGACCAAGCCAAATTGGTGCCACTGCTGACAGCCGCACTTAAAGAAGCAATTGCCAAGATCGAAACGCTTGAAACCAAAGTTGCAGCCCTTGAGGCTGAGTAACGGCTAACCGCCCCGTGTCACAGCGGGGCAACCACGCTTACACTAATCCTGAGTTTCTTTCACCATGGCTAACACCTACACCTGGAAAGTCGGTCAATGCGATCGAGTTCTTGAAACTGGCGTTATCACCACGCTCCATTACACGGTGTCAGCCGTAACTGAAGACGGTGTGTATTCCGCTGGTGCGTATGGCTCAATCGGTCTCGATGCACCTGATCCTGAAGACATGGTTGCTTATGACGCCGTGACTGAAGCTCAAGCCATTTCTTGGTTGCAAGAAAAGCTTGGTGGTGCAACAAAGGTGGAAGAGATCCACGCTGCCTTGGATGCACAGCTGACTGAGAAGCGCACTCCGACCACTGGCAAGGGGACGCCCTGGTGACATTTCTCGCTGGAATCGCAACTGGCGTCCTGCTCGTAATGGGCTGGGCGCTTCTTTCTATGTCTGCTGAACGATGAAACGCCCTGACCCGATGATCGCCGCTAAGCCTGGAGCGCAAGACGTGCAGGCAATGGCTGCTCGAACGCTATGGCTGGAAGAGCTGTATTTCCTTGATGGTCGCGACCAAGCATCCCATCCTCAGCGTGGCTTGTTTACTGGTTTGAGCAACAAGTATTCACTGCTGGATACAACTGACGGGATCTGATGGCTAAGTCATTGAACGGGCAAAACTTTGTCCCTAGCAAGCCGAAAAAGACACGTCAAGGTGATGGATCACATTCGAAACCGTCCCATGGACGCAAGAAGTATCGTGGACAAGGAAAACGTTAATTCTTCTTCCAATGATCAAAACTCTCATTGCGAGTGGTGTCGCCGTTTCAGCAGCTGCGCTGGCATCTCCTGCTCTCGCAGACGTTTATGTGAACCCTGAGTTCAATGGCGGCGCTTATGGCGACGATTGGCTTGGTGGAACGCTGAACCTGGATGTTGGTTATGAAGGTGGCTCTGGCGCCTACAGCTATTACATCCAAGGCGGTCCTGCAATCGTCATGCCTGACGGTGAAGATCAGGAAGTCGAATTTGCTGGCAAGTTTGGCGGCTCTGTCGCTGTTGCCGATAGCGTCAGCGTCTACGGAGAACTCAGCGGCATCACTGGCGATGAGTTTTCAGTTGGAACCAAACTTGGCATGAAGTACAGCTTTTGAGCTAATTTGTAGCTGACGCCATACTGCCCTCTCCTGGTCTCACACAGCAGGAGGGGGTTTTTTCTTGCTATGCAAAGGATCTTCAATGTGATGTCCGCCGCATCCTTCGTGATGTCAGCGAGCATGGTGTTTGGAACGGTGGCGCTTTACACGCGTATCCCATCATTGACCAAGCATTACGTCAATGAACTGAAGGGTGAGCTGACTGGAATGATCACTGAGATGATCCCTGGTCAGATTGACGAGGTGATGCCAGAGTTGCCAACTACTACCGGCCCGGCTCTGCCAATCAAGCTTCCATGAGCGATCAGGTCAATCATCCGTCCCACTACAAACAAGGTCGCGTCGAAGCGATCGAAGTGATTGAGGATGTTGTTGCTGGAGCGCCTGACGCTGTAACCGGCTATCTGGTTGGCCAGACGTTGAAGTATTTGCTGAGGGCTTGGCATAAAGGCAACACAATGCAAGATCTGCAGAAGGCTGCTTGGTATTTGAACCGCGCCATCGACAAGCTCAGCTCTTAAGTCACCATCTTGGTGTTGGCAGTTGGGTCATCATCGTCATGTGCTTCCGGTCCGAAGCCTTCAGCCTTGATTTTTGCCATATCAAGTTCTGGCGCGGGTGTTTGTGGTTTTTCCTCAAAGGATTTGAGCCATTCGCGTAGAGCGTCACCAGTTGGAGTGCTCTTTGGCCACTTAACGAATTTGAGGATGGCTTTTGGGTCGGTGAACAGTCTTGCTGTTTTGCCTGACATTACGGTGTAAACAACAGGCGGGCCTTCCCTTCTGCGGTTGCGCTCAATCCAAAGCTCTTTGCCTGCTGTAAACCGTTCTGACTTCATGCCTGAAATTCCTGAGATTGGGGTGCAAGGTATCTCCGTTCCAGAGATTCCTGCATGGCGTGCAATGCCACCACAGAGTATTCCGGAAGCTCCGCCAGTGACGTTGGATCTTGGCTTTCCGGTGGCAAACATACCGGGTTGTGTCGAGACACGAAACGCACAACCTGGAAACGAAAGTGCTTACACCGATGATCCACGAGGCAACATCGTTGTGTGTGGAGCGGAGATGCCTTCGTTCAATGCGCCTGATTTTACGCCTGGGATTTTGCCCCCTGGAGCAGCAAAGGTTCCAGCACTTGATTTAGACACAGAAAAAGCGGCTGACCTTGGCAACCAGCCGCCGAAGTCTCCCTTGGCATCAGGTGGCGTTCCTGACATCTCAAAGGTAGTCACGGAATTGCCATGTCCTCCACCTGACGCAATTCCTTTAGGTGCTAAAAACAAATCGCAAACAGCTGTCATCATTGGTTACGAAAGAACTGATGACGGTAAGTGCGAGGCGATCTATGAGCCGCTTGGAATACCAAGCATCATCGGGAATTATCTTCCTGGTGCGCCTATTGTCACAACGACTGCGACGATTGCGGCTGTGGCGACGACGGCTGCCATCTTCGCCAAACCGTTAGGCGATTTTCTGCTCAAAGCAGTCAAGCCTACGGTCAAGAAGGCGATCAAGAAGATCAAGGAGAAGCTGGGGAAGAAAACTAAGGTTGAGTCTGTTTGGCAGCGCCGGAAGTTTCAGCGGTCTTTGCGGAAGTGATGGAATGGATGTGGGGCGGGATGACGCCAGGCGGATTGGTCAGGGTGACATCAGCGCAGATTTTGGCGTAAGGCGATTCTGGGTGGAACATGATGCCCTTCTGCATCAATTCCGCGCAGTTTTTAAGCCTGGCAAGCTCGTAGTTAAGGCGCTTGTCTGCCAAAGCTGCATCGAGCAGGGCAACTTGTTTTTCAGCTGCTTTCTGGCACGAACGGATGTGACTGCGGTCTAGCGGCACCGAGATTGTGGCAGTGATTCCGCCGTTAATGGAGAAGTTGGTCTTTTGGCCTGTACGAATAGGTTTATAGAAAAGGACATTGCCCGGATTATCGGGCCTGCCATCTGGGATGGGATTGCCTTCCGAATCAAACGCGCCAACAATATCGAGCGTGTCATAAACCGGCTCGTTGTAACTTGCTTCATACGGATCAGCCCAGCTGGTTGTAGAGCTTATGAACGGGTTGATGTTTAGCGTTGTTCCTTGGCAGCTGATTCCTCCACCGTATGTATTGGTAAATTGCCTGCTTGGCACCACTTGCACAGCCTGATTCGTCACACTTCCAGAGCTGTTTGCCACTGGAGCGGCGGTGCTTGAAACCTGTGCTTGTGCTGGAGCGGAAAGCAGCAAAAGCGTTGCTATGACTCGCTTCATTGAGTGAAGGTGCTCAGCGTTTCGGTCAGTGATTCAATGTCGGTGTCCCGTTTGATGACGGTGTGATTCACCAAACCTGGGCCTGACAGAGTTTCAACGAACTGGAAGCTAGCGCCTTCATTGACGATATTCCAGGCAGGCTTTTGAGCTGGATCAAGACCGCGCCAAACGCTAGTGACACCATTGAGCGAATTAGTGGTTGTGGTCAGGCTCATTGGAGCGATAGGACCGTTGGTCGATACATTCGTGCCAGAAGCAGCGTATTCGTAACCAGTCCGATACTCGTAAGAGTTGATGACCTCATTGACCTTGGTTTTGGTTTTTGTTGTGGAGCGAAGGGTGCCCTGTTGAAAGTTTGGGACAACAGGGATGGCCTTAGCTTCTGGAGCGGCAAGAGCAATGGCGCAAAGAGCGCCGTATGCAACCCAAATTCCAGTCCACATCACTTGATTGTCAGCTCTTGGATGACTTGTCCGACAGCTTGAGTACCAGCACCGCCAGCTGTAATCGTCAGAGCACCATCGGTTGCGACTGTGCCTGCAAGGCTGCCAGCAACTCCACCAGAAGTTGTGGTTGTGTTGCCAAAGATCGGCAATGCAGGAACTACTCCTGAGGTGACTGTGGTTGAGAGGACTGTTGGGACGTCATCTCCCTCTTGATATGACTCTGAATACGAAAATGCGTCACCAGCAGTAGTAATGCTGAAAGCGCCAGGAGTGTACCCAAGAGCAGTCCCGGAAGTGAATGACCCCAGAGCAGGAGTAGTGTCCAGAGTGACGTTATTGCCAGATACTGCCATTGAAGACGGGATGCGCGTTGCGACTGATCCGGCTCCATCGACAGACAGGGAAACGCTGGATTGAATTTTATGCGTAATGTCAGCCTGAGCTGGAGCGGCTAACAGTGTGATTCCCAATACCAAAAGCGAGCGTTTCATTTTGGTTTGGAGGTGGAGGGTTGTTCCTTAATTGTAGTGTCCTCTTTTTTCTTCCTATTGTTGCCAACCGCCAAACCGAACGATGCCGCCGTTCCAGAAAGGATCGAGGCTGGGTAAGTCGGATCAAGTGATTGCTTGAAAACGCCAAGGTAGTTGGCAGTGAGGATCGCCATAGCCCAGCCGAGCAGAACGATCTTGACGACATCGCCTAGACGAGAGTTCCCATCCTCTTGTTCTTGGCTTTGCGTTTCCTTGGGCTCTGCCATGATGAGACGAGTTGCGGTCAGGTCATGGTTGAAGTCTGGGCCGCCGTTGCTGGCGCGTCAATCACAGTTGCTGGTTTAGGCGTTTCAGGCATCAATCGCCAGACACGCCATGGGCAGGATTCGTTGATTCGACTGACGACTGCTGTTGATAATTTGTCCAGCAGGCTCGACATTTTGCACCAAGACATCAGGAGCAAAGATGTTGAGGTCTTTGGCAGATTGAGTGAATTGGAGCGTGCAGTGGCACGACTGGAAGGACACAGTGATAGGCACTAACGTATTAGTGCTATTCAAGGTAGTCCCATGCTTTTGATTCTCAAGCCGATCTTGATGACCATGTGGAAATCAAGGGCGTTCAAAGAATTGATTGTGGCGATGCTGGAGAAAATTGTTTCCAGGACAGACAACGACTTGGACGATTTGGCTGTAAAGCATGTGCGGGAGCTGCTTTTGCCTGACACAAGAGTTGAAAAGTAGGGTTTGTCGGGCATCATCCAGTTGACCTTGCTGTTGCTTGGCGTGGGCCTTTCTCTTCTGCCATTCTTCGAGTTTTTCCGTGGTACGCCCCATCAGCTGGCTGCAATTAAGGAGCTTGAGGAGTCAGTGCCAGAGGAGTTACTGGCGGAGGAAGCCGACTGGTTTCAGGCTTGGAAGGAAAGCGGCTATGACCAGCAGGTCTTCATGCCTTACTTCAAGCAGCTCGACAATAAGACTGGAACGGGATACCGAGAGTGTTTCAGCTCAGCAGCTGCGATGGTGGCAGCGTTTTACAAGAAAGTTCGGACGGATGATGAATACAACAAGATCCGCGCCAAGTTCGGGGACACCACTTCAGTAGATGCTCAGCTGGCAGCGTTAAGGAGCTTGGGTCTGGAAGCTGAGTTCCGCAAGGACGGTGACGCTGACATGGTGGAGCTAGAGATTGAAGCTGGCAGGCCAGTGCTGGTTGGCTGGTTGCACGCAGGAAACATGCTTCTGGGCGAGCCACCAATGTGTAATGGGATGGGTTGCGGTCATTGGAGCGTTATCAGCGGTTACGCAGGCAAGAACAGCAACGACCCAGAGTGGATCATGCAAGATCCAAGGGGTTATCCCGAAATGGAGAAGGGCGGCCATAGCAATCCGCATCTGGGACGTAATGTCCGTGTGAGGCAAGCTGCGTTCTATCAGCGCTGGCAATCTGAAGGCCCTGGGACTGGTTGGGTGATTCTCGTTAATGAGTAGCTTCTACTGGGTGTGGGCGTATATCAGTGCTTTCTGGACCACTGTTGTTGTGCAGTGTGCCAAGCCTGTGAACTGGGATCAGTGCTCACGGGTCAATGACTGGCTTGTGCCCTGGGTGCGAGATGTGACTGAGATGTATCAGAAAGGGGCGTATCACAACGAGAAAAGCATTTTGAAACAAGCTAAGTAGGATTGCGTTTTACGTCCCAGGGATGGCAGTTCTGTGTGATTGGGAGATCAGGGCTCGTTGCGAGAAGGGCCAGATGGTCGTCCCATTCGATGAATCGCTGTTGAATCCAGCCAGCTTGGACTTGCGGCTAGGTGACTATTTGATGGTGGAGAGCATTTATAGCCCTGAGCTAGTGCGTATCAACATCGCTGACAAGACAGAGGATGACCCGTTCATGCTTCAGTCCGGCGAGTTTTGCTTGGCTGAGACACTTGAGCTGTTTAACTTGCCCGACGACATCAGCTGCCAATTTGTTCTCAAGTCAAGCCGCGCACGATCTGGTCTTAATCACCTGCTTGCTGGCTGGTGCGATCCAGGCTGGCACGGAAGCAAGCTGACGCTTGAGTTGAAGAATGAACGGCTGCATCATGCTTTGCCGCTTTGGCCTGGCTTAAAGATCGGTCAGATGGTGTTTCACGCGATGTCCAACGCTCCAATGCGCAGCTACCGGGAAACGGGTCATTACAACAACCACTTGACAGTGATGCCGTCCGTGGCATGAATTGATAAGAATCTTCAGGGCTATGGGCTGGGCTGACTGGATGGTCGTCAACCAAAGCCTTGAAGAGGAGTTGGAGTTGGAGCGGACCGTTCGGGACGTTAAAAACTGCGGTGACGAAGATGCCTTGAAGCAGTTATGCGTGTCGTTGGTGCGGACCAACTGGCATCAAGCCAAGCTGTTGAAGCAAGCAGTGGGTCACATTGGTCAGTTTGACGAGTCGATGTCTTGGTCTGACTGAATGGTTTTGGAGCGGCGGTTCCTTGCCCTGCCTTCAAGCCTGGCGTCTACGGCGTCTTGCCATTTTTGCTTATCGTTGACTAGAGCTTCGCAATAGATTTCTTCTTTCGTGTTTTCAGCGAGATAGTCGTAGACCAGCTGGCGGATTAGAGCTGATGGTTTGATGCCTTGAGCATTGGCCTCTTGCATGAAGAGTTCACCACGAAAGGGCTCAAGCAGTACTTGGATATAAACCCGGTTGCCGTGCTTTGTAGCCATCGGCTCTAAAATACTATACGAATGTTACCATGTTATCGAGTCGTCAACTTTTTTCTTCCAGGCATTTGCCTGAGCGGAACGTGCGTTGGTGCGTTGACGACGAGAGCCTTTTCTGACTTCTCTGGCTCCTTCTAGGAACATTGCAGCCCTTTGGAGATCAGCTGTTGTTGCTAGTTGGATTGCTTTGTTGAGACGCTCCATGATGATCTGACGCCCCGATTTCGGTTGCGGCATGTCTCATCGCTCCAGAAAGCGTTTTGTGGAACGTTAGCGCGTAAGACTCGGTTAGCACAATCCATTCAACATTGTGCCGAAAGATTTGTACGTTCATTTGTCACAGTTGAAGATGTGATGCAGCCTTTTGAACTCGTGGATTGGCGTTGAGGTGAGGATACTGACCTCTACATCGCAACGTAATGCGCTGATAACTTGTCGCTCCATGTAATCCATGTTGGATTCATAGGTGACTTGTTCAACGCTTAAGGGCTTGTTGTCCAGGTCAAATGATGTGAAGCGAGTTATTGCCAACGGACAATGCTCGTCAGCAATTTGGCAGTAATGAAGATGTACCGATCTAGTCCCCATTTTCGGAGGTGAAGAGTGCGTTGAAGACTGTGGCGACAAGGCTTTCAGCCTGTTGCCTATCCAGACCATAGCTGGAGCGACGACGAACCTTCGTAACAGCTTTATGAAAATCACTGGTGGTCAGTCCGAAGTGATTGGGCGGTTGGGAGAGGCGTTCGCGGATCAATTCTGACCTGTGAATGCCTTTTTGTTTGGCTTCAGCAGAAAGGCTTTCGATCAGCTCTTCTGGAAGGAGGGTTTCAACTTTTTTCATGCGTGGATGTTACTTACGCTTGGGGCGTTTTTTACTCTTTCGAGACGGTTTGACACGCGGTTTGGCTGGCTTGGCTTGGATGCGAGCGATGGTCTCGTGATAGCCGGGTGGTTCTGGGACGCCTGACCGCTCCAAAATCTTGGTCCAGTTCATCTCTCGCGCGCGTATAGATGTCCAGGGTGTCCAGGGCGCTCCAAAACGTAGTGATAGCAATGGATTTGACCCTGGACACGGGGGGTGGACAGGTTAGATGTGTCCAGCCTCTTCGTTGGACAGCTCAATCTCAACCGCCCCATCAAACAGACCCTGGACACCTCTTGATTGTCCAGGGGTGGTGTCCAGGGGCAGATCCCGCTCCAGGACTGGTTTTATTGGAACGGTGGACACTTCCTTCAACTCTCCGCGTGCGAGAACTGCTGTCCAGTTCTTGGCTTGAGATCCTTTTGGAGCGTCTGAGACGATCAAGCCTCGCTTTTCGAGTCTCTGGAGCGATTTTTGGATCGCAGCTGGCTTGCCGTCGATCAGCTTGTCGCAGACCAGATCATCTTTGGTGCGTGACTCGGGGTAGACGACGCGAAGCTTCTGGAGGACACGATCAGTGACGGAAGCGGGAGAGGTGTTGGTCTCGTCCACTTCAGGGGTGAAGTCAGAGATGGTGAAGCTGAGGTCGTCTTGCATCTGCATGACGAGCTGAGTGCCCATCCGACCGGAGCGTGACTTCTCGATGGTGATGAGGCGGCTGTGAGCGCCCACAACGCCACGTTCCTCGTCAGTGGGCTTACGGAGCGCCCAAGTCTCGTCTACGGCGTCTCTGATAGCTGAGGTGCCCCTGAAGCCACCATTTTTGTTGGCGTGGTGAACGATGAGGATGGTGGCCTTGGGGAAGAGAACACCGTTGTTCTTGGTCAGCCAGTACAGCGGAGTGGCGAAGTCAGACTTGTTTTCATCAAAGGCTCGACCACCAGAGCAGCCAATCAGCGAGTCAATGACGACCAGCTTTGGCTTGTGTTTCTTCATCAGCTTGATGAACTGGGCGTAACGTTGGAGCTGCCAGTCCGTCTGGATCATGCTGTCTTGGGTGATGGGGAAATCAACCTCTTGCAGCTGCTCCTTGAGTTGAACCAGGGGCTGGTCACCATTCAGGAGAACAACAGGACCCTTTTGCACTGGAACGTGATTTCCGCGGACGACAAAAGGCTTGCCAGTTGCAATGTGCTTAGCGAGAGCCCAGGCGGACATGGATTTACCGTCACCACCAGCGCCGTAGATCAGAACGACAGAAGGATGAGGCAGAACATCAGGGATGAGGTATTCGCGTTCGGTTTCAGTCTCCATCAACTCCTGAATGCTCATGATGTCCTTGGCCTCTTCAAATGAAAGCTGGTCAACGATCAGTTTTTCGAGAGCAGTTTGATCGCGGTAGCCAGCCTGAAGGGCAAGGGTATTGAGCTTGTAGTTGACCTCAGCAGGGTTATCGAGTTCAAGGATCTTTTTGGCGCGGCGGATGACTTCATCAAAATCCAGGGTGGCCTGCCGGATTTCAGTTACGACTTTGGCTTCCGCAGATTGAACGATCTTTTTAGTGTCTTCTGAAAATCGTTTCCGCTCTGGGTCCTCCCGGTCTGCCAACCAGATGAGGCTGCCAAGGCCAACACCATTGCCTTTGAAGGAATACCAGACCTCTTCGCAAGGGTTGGAGTCTTCCCATTCAGAGGCGTAATCAGGATCTTCACAGGACCAAGAAGCCCAAAGGTGAAGGCCCATTTCGGTGGGCAGAGCGGAATGGATTGCCATCCCGATTTTCACCCAGTGATCACGAGTGCCTTTCCCTTGGGGCGAAATCACTGACAGACATTCAAAGATGATCTGTTGGATTTCGTCTTGAGTGCGATCAGTGAAGTCCAGATCTTTTTTGTTGATGGTGCGGGGAGGTTGTTTCATCTCCGCCAGCAACCAGTCTGGGGCTGTAGGGATGTCAGCGAGATTGCCGTCGAGAAGATATTGACCAGGCTTAGACACCTTGCCGCCGGGGTAAGCACCAAAGACAACACCTTGGCGGCCCCAGAGGATTTCGTAGTCTCCACCGTCTTCCTTACGGAGTCCATGACCCTTTACGTCGGCCCACAGTTCTTCAGGGACACGGAAGAGGTACTTAGCTGCGTTGGTCTTGGTGGAAGTAATTATTGGAGCGCCATCGAGCGAGGAACCCCAAGCCTTCAGGTATTTAGAGAGGTTCCGGTCAACATCCAGGATGACGATGCCATTTCCACGGATGCCGGTGAAGACACCAACAGCTTTGAGGTCAGGGTTGCGCTTGACCGCGAGAGCCACATCGGCAGGTCCGAACTTCTGTTCGTAGCTGGCCTCTAGAGGGTTCTTGCCAGTGGCTGGCTTGCCGGAGATCATCCGGGTGCCCTTTGCATATATTGGGGCGTAAACGAGGCCTTCTGGAAGCGCCTTGACGAACTGATCGAAGCTCATGTAAGATTGGAACGGAATGTAAAACCAACCCGATTCGTCCTCTAGCTGCGGGACGGGTCGGGTCTTTTTTTATCCTACCGGAGGTTGACCGTGAGTCAATCCCGGATTACAGTATCAAGGCGTCCAAATGAGACGCGACAACCCACACGACAACCCACCGTGAAATTTTCCTCCGGATTTCTCGCCACTATCGAGAAAGAAAACGAAGGCTCCTCTTCAGCAGATAATTATCTGCGTTACACGAAGCTGGACCAAGGCAAGCCTGCAAACTTCTGCCTGCTTGAGCAAGACCCGCTTGAGTATTGGTTGGTTTGGGGCGTAGCCAAGGAAAACGATTCAATGAAGCCTTTCCGCTTCCTTGAGCAACCTTCCCAGGAAGACATCGACCTTGAGCTTGGCTCTGACTACGTTCAGTCGATGAATTATGACAAGACTGCTGTTCGCAAGCCGTCTCAATGTCTGTGCTGGCCTGTTTACAACTGGGATGCTGAGCGCGTCCAAGTGCTTGAGGTGTCTCACATCTCATTGGCGCGTCAGTTTGCCAAATATGGCCTGAACAAGAAGTACAGCCGGAATCTGCTGGATTGGGACTTCGAGCTGTCGAAGATCAAGGCAGACATGGTGAAGTACGAGCTTCTGATCGTTCCCCGCGATGAGGACGAGCATGACGAAG